AAATGTGCTTCTGGGTCTTCATAAGCAACTTGCCAATCACCTGTCAAACCTGCAACTTCATATTCAGTTACACGATTCTCAAAAAAGTTTGTATGATCGGCTGCGTTTAGAATCCATTCTAACCATGGTATTGGATTCTCTTTAACTTTAAAGTTTGTCTTCAAACCAAGTTGTAATAATCGTCTGTCTGCAATATATCTGATATATTGTTTGACATCCTCTTTAGATAATCCTTCAGGTTCACCCATGCCGTATGCAAGATCAATAAATTTGTCCTCAAGTTCTACAACCTTTTTAGACATTTCATATATTTCTTTTTTAAGTTGATTGTCAACAATCGTTGCATTCTCAGCACAGAATGCTCTGAATAAATGAGCAATCCCTTCAACATGCATTGATTCATCTCTGACTGACCATTCAACGATCTTACCAGATCCTTTCATCTTTCCAAATCTTTGAAAGTTCAACAACATCACAAACGATGCGAACAGTGATATACCCTCATTAAACACAGATTTAGCAAGTGCCAGAGCCATACCTTTTTTTGTGCTTACGTTTGAGTTCATCATAAAGTCAACTTTATCTGCCATCTCTTGATACTCTAAGAATGCATGAAACTCTTCATCTGGTAATCCAAGTGTCTCGTTTAATAATGCATATGCTCTTTGATGTATTCCCTCTCTAGATGCAAAAGAACCTAACATATTTCTTATTTCGTTATTTTTAAATTTAGGAAGAAACTGATCATAATAATTTTGACCAACTGCGACATCAGATTGAGTGAAAAGTCTAAGAACATGTGTGACATATTCTTTTTCAATGTCTGTCATTTTACCACCTTTCCAATCTGTCACATCTTCAGATAAATCTACTTCATCTTCAATCCAATGAACCTTCTCATGTTTTGTCACGAAATCAACAGCCCAAGGGTAGTAAAATGGTTTGTATGTCTCACTAAACTTGTAAAGACCTCCACCTCTTTTTTTAAGAATCTTTTCAGCATTTTCAAGTAATTGTGCGTATCCACCTATTCTTTCACCATTAACAAATATTTGTGGAACAGATGTTAACTTATCCATTTTATTACCTAACTTTTCTTCAACATTGTTTACTCTTTGAATAAACTCCATTTGATCATCTTCATTAATTAATGAGTGTTCAATATAATCAATACCATGTTCTTTAAACCAGTTTTTGGCATTCAAACAATAACCACAGTCTGGTTTTGAGTAGATTTGTACGTCCATTTTTTTCTCCTATGCTTGACAAGCCAGACATTCTTCTTCCTCTTTTTTAATGTCTGAATAGTCTTTTAATTTATCTAATACTACTTTTTGAGCAATGTTTTCTGCTCGTTTAGAAACCTCTGTCCTCAAATAGTAAAGTCCTTTACATTCAGTCTCCCATGCTCTCATGTGTACTGACTGAACATATTTTTTTGATGCTCCTGCTGGAAAGAATAAATTAAGTGATTGACCTTGATCAAGATATACTTGTCTTTGACCTCCAAGTTCAACCAATCTCATTTGATCTAACTCAACAGCAGTTTTAAAAACTTCTTTTTGTTCATCATCTAAAAACTCTAGATGATCTACTGATCCATTATTTGTAACTATACCAGTCCAAACTTCAGGTGTGTTCATTTTATTTTCTATAAGTATTTTTTCAAGATACTTATTTTTTATTAAGTGTGAACCTGCTCTAGTTCTATGTGTGTATGCATTTGCCTTATTAGGTTCAATTGAAGGTGATGTTCCTACGATCATTGACGAATTAGCATTAGGTGCTATCGCAAGACAGTGAGCATTACGTCTGCCAGTTCCCTTCATATCAGGTGCTTCACCTTTTTCTTTTCCAAGTATTAATGTCTGTGCGTCTGCTTCACTTCTCATCCATGAAAAAATTTGTTTATTAATACGACCAGACTTTTCAAATGGTATCATATGTTTTTGTAAGTAAGAGTGATAACCCATCGCACCTAGACCTAAACTTCTTTCTTGTTGTGCAGAATATCTTGCACGACTTATTTCATCACCTGCATTGTCAACAAAAAATTGTAATACATTATCCAAAAATGTTATCAAGTCTCTAACAATTGTAGTGTCTTTAAATTCATCATATTTTTCTAAGTTAAGTGATGACAAACAACAGACAGCAGTTCTTTCTTCATTTGTAGGTAAGTGTATCTCATTACATAAATTAGATCCATGTATTTTTAATCCTTTTTCTTTTAGTGATTCTGGCATGTGTTTATTTGCAGTATCAATAAAGTTCACATAAGGTTCGCCAGTTCTAAATCTTACTTCTAAAATTTGTTCCCATAATTTTCTTGCTTTCATAGTCTCTCTGATAGTATCATCATTTGGATCTATCAAATGCCAATCTAAATCTTTTTTTACAGCGTTCATAAATTTATCTGTAACATTTACTGCGTTATGTAAATTTAAAGTTTTACGACCTATGTCACCTGTCGGTATACGAAGTGTCAGAAACTCCATGATGTCTGGGTGTGATACATCAATATAAGCTGCATAACTTCCTTTTCTTGTTTTGCCTTGTCTATATGCAATCATATCAGCGTCAACAGTGTGTAGAAATGGAATAGGGCCAGGTGCAACATCTGAAACTGAACGAACATTTGACCAGTGACCTCCGACTCCTCCACCTTTCACTGATAACCATCTTAACTCTGATGTGTGATCAATCAATCCCTCTAGTGAATCTGGTACGTATGTTAAGAAACATGATATTGGTAATGCCTTTGCTTTTTTGCCTGGCAGTGGTGCGTTTGATAAGACAGGTGATGCAAACATAAACCAACCTTGACTTGCATAATCATATATTCTTTGGGCAAGTTTTTTATCACCATAACAATATGCGTTAGATGCCCTTGCAAGTGCGTATTGTGGTGATGGTTCATCTTTTAGACAGTAATAATCTTTTAGTAATTTTTGTGCTTGTTCTGTGAAGTTTTGATCTCGATCTGTATCAATTTTGATATTACAATACTGTTTCTTCATACGCCTCTCCTATGATTTTGCAACGCTTGTATATATGCAATTCCCTTTTTGTACTCATCATTATTTTTTGGTTTCATAAGTTCATTTTTTATAAGTTCATTTGGGATGTATTCAATCTCATCTTTGTTTGGTAAATTCTTTATAGACAAAGATGCTGGACTATTCACAGGTTCAAACCAAACTCTAAAATCCTTATAATATTCTTCAATCTCTTTTAAATCAAATGCATTTAATATACTAACAGTGCAGTATATTTGTAATACATGATCTTTCATAATCATAAGATTTTTTTCAAACTCTTGTACGTCAATTGGATATCTTATGAACTCAAGTTTTTTACCAAAATGATCACAAGATACACCCAACTTTAAATTTTTAAACTTTTTATCAATTGATTTTAATGACCAATTTTTATATGAAATATGTGTTAAATTAGTTGTCATTTCAATTTCAATATTTTTTGCATCATCTGATTTTATGTCATCTAAAAATTGCCACACTCTATCTAACAAAACAGGTTCACCTCCGAATATTCTAATTTGTCTAACCCTGTCTATGTTATCTAATATATTTTGATTAAATTTTTCAACATCTTTTGATGACACATTACTAACCCATTCTCTTTCAAATTCATCTAAACCAAGATCATTCCATGTATCAATCAAACCTGCGGCCTTTAATTCTTGTCTTCTTGTTGATGAATCATATGGACGACACATATAACAACCAAGATTACAACGACTACCAAAATTTTTTAATTTAGTGCTAACTTTTGTAACATCTGCGGCATTGTAATTTGACTCTTCATTAAATTTTGTTCTATGACTATGCCCATTTATTTCTTCATCTTTATAACAACCTTCACAACCGTCAATTTTTTTACCTTCAAACATATCATCACGAATTTTTTCCATTTGACTTGATAAAAAATAATCAAATGGTAAAGTATTCTCAGTCGTCATGTGACTAATTGATTTATTTACATCTGCATGACAACATAATCTATATCGATTAGCGCTATCAGAATATATTTCATCAAATGCTTTTACGCAGTAGGTCAAACTTTTTTCCATTCAATTAATTTTGTTCTTGCCAACAAACCACTAAATGTGTTTTGTGCTATTATATCTTTTATGTTTCTTTCTGTTTTACCAGATAAAATCATTTCGTTTATATCTTTTTGTTTAATATCACTTGGCCATATAACAACTTGAAAGTTTTCATTAATATATTTTTCAATTTGTTTTACAATCTCTAAGTTTCTTGGTTCATTATCAGGTATCAACACAACGTTATCTTTATACACTCTTAGGTCAGATTGAGCAGTCGCAAGACAATTATCAATAAAAAGGCTATCAATAGGGCCTTCAACAACACAAACTGTTCTATCCCAATCGACTCTATCAGTTCCGTATATTTTCTCTTGATTTTCATCGATTTTGATTGTGATGTATTTAGGATTTTCATTTCCAAATGCCCTCCCTTGAATAGCGATTAATTCATTATTTTCATTAAAAAATGGAATCACTAATCTAGGATGATCACCTGTTAGACTAGGAAACTTATTGTCAATAATTGTATTTACAAACTTATAAAAGTGTGGTGCGAAATAAAGTAGATAATGTTTATCTGACGGAATCTTTCTATCCTCGACAAACTTTTTTACTGGGTGATCATGATCTAATTGTGAAACTTTTTTTAAACTTCTTAATTTTGAACTAGAACTTTTTAACAGGTTCTTAACAGTTGGGGATAATTCTTCTTCATCTATCCTTATCCCTCTTGCAGGGTCTTGTGGAATCTCAGCACGATATGCCTCCGTCATGAACTCATTATACAAAGTTTCATTTACATGTTTTATCAACTTAGGAACATTTGTTCCAACTCCACAGTTATGACACTTGTAAATTAAAGAGTTTTCTTTTTGAAAAACATATCCTCTTGCTTTACTTTTACTTTTTTGAGAATCACCACAATACGGACAACGAAAGTTAAATAGATTATTATCTTTCTTTTTAAATTGGCCTAATTGTGATGAAATCAAAAGTAGATACTTTTGCTCTAAATACATTACAACATAATATATCAGATACTATCTGATTGTCAATCTATTTCTTTACATCTCTTAATTTTTTTTAACTTTTTATCATAAGTTATTGTTGGGTTGATGTGCGACTTCTTGTCAACATAATCACTTGCCACTTGTTTTGCCTCTTCTTCACTGTTTGCATTTACGATAATATGTCGCACACTAACTCTGTGTGTTTCAACCTTATATCTGGTCATTAGATTATCCTACTAAATTTTGATGAATTTGTCAAGAGATAGTGATACCGATATTCATTAACTTGTGTATAATGAAACCGATAACTATAGAACCACCAATTAGAACCCATCTAAACTTGTCTAAAACGGCCACACGCCCAGATAATTCTGATTTAAGATTGTTTATAGCGTCTAATTGTTCTTTACTGTTTTTAGTGATTCTATCGTGAAGTTCTTTGATTTCTTTGTTGAATTCCATTCTTCTGGCTTCAACTAAATTTTCTGCGTTAATAATAGCCTCTTCTTGGGAAGAGAGTTTTTCCTCATGAACTGCCAACATTCGGTTGATAGAATTGGAAACATCAGATATTTTTGAAATAGCATTATCTAGACGACCATGAATCAACTTCATTTCTTCTACGTCCTTTTTTAATAATTCTACATCTAATTGTATATCTGACAAAACTCTCTCCCTACTATTATTTATTATTTTTTAGTATAGATTGAATATAGTACCCAAACTGCTACTAAACCAACTAAGCCTTGAGCAGAGAAACCTGCTATGATGCTTTGTACATTCCCAATCACATTAATGTTTGGCCAGAACGGTATGCCCTGTCCGTTGAATAGAACTTCAAGAACGATGCCAAGTGCTATTAAACTTACACCGACTTCTGCAAGTGCAGACGCCCAAGTTCTAAATTTATTTAAGATTTCCATGAAAATCTCCTTTCCTAATGTGTGTGATAATGTAGAGAACTCCCCCTCGATGTATTATTGTTCTTCAACAGGTTCGTAATACTCTTTATACTTAACTAAGATTTTATTTTGAGTTAGTATATATCTTTTAATATCTTCCATATTAATTGCTAATATTTCATAAGTGTCAGTATCAAGTGCAAAAAGTGCCACTGACTTTCCCTCTTGTTCTATTTCACTAAAAACTTGTGCAACATTTTCTCTTGTAATTACAATCCATTTTATAGGTTTTAAATCTAATGGTTCTACTACATCTAAATTTAATTTAGGTTTTTCAATTTCTTGTGTAATTACTTCTACTTGTTTCTCTGATTTAAATGTTGAACAACTAGAGAATATTAGTAATACAACAACTAACAATAAACACGATACAACAACTCTTATCATCTTGTTGCCTCATTTAGTTCATCCATAATTTTATTAGATCCTTTATTGATTATTTTTTCAATCAACCCTGGTTTCTCTACTGCAAGATAATTTAAGTCGTGTTTAGATAATTTATCTTGTAATATTTGTTTTGACTTATTAATCTGTATTATATCATCATTTAATTCTTTATTGATAGAGATGATTTTTTCATAGTCTTGTTTTTGATTTTCAATAACTTCTTTTTGTGTCTCAATCGCA